CCATTATGAATACTTCGTGGACATTGAAAAATCGAGTGAATGCCGTCGCCACAGGAGATGTGGTCGGCCTGACCGCCATCGACATTACTACAGGGTGGCCGGTATAAAATGCTAGACTTCAAACGATATGGATGGAATTTGCTGATTGTCTTGGATGAAGTCGGCAACACTTTAACGTTCGGGGATCCTCAAGAAACAATCAGCTCCCGCGCAGCGAAGGCGAAAGCCAATAAGCGCGTATGGGGCTGCGTTTTGTGCCGGTTCTTAGACTTGTTCCAGAAAGGTCATTGCGATAAGGCGATCGATAATAATGTTGGGTCGAGGGCCGTCATAGCAGACGGCCTCTAAAACGCGATATCTACCAACTGGTAAGTGCGCGGCTGCAATCTATAAATACTTGTTAACCAGCCCACTTTCCACAAGGGTCAAAAAATGTCGCTGCCCGATTTAGACGATCGAATTAGAAAATTGGAAGAAACTCTCGCTTCCAACACCCAAAGAGTTACAGAGCTAGAGCAGTCTTTAGTCGAGCATATGTTCCGCGAAGAGGAACAGGCCAGAGAATTAGTTGTGGCGATTAAAAACATGCTAAATAAAATGGATTCAGTTTTAGGTAAGGTGGCATAAATGCTCGAATTAGCTTCTACGGCCGCGGAAGCCGTGTCATCCGGTGGGTCTTCTGGCGGAACAGGTTCAGCATTTGGGGCTGGCGGCGTCGGTGGCGTTCTTTTGATGGCTGCCTACGGCTTTTACCGTAGACTAAAGCAGGATAATCGAACTGACACACGGGCTGAGCGCGCGGATGATTGGACAGATGGACTAATGGAGAGAGTTAAGGAACTCGAAGCTCGTTTGGACGTTTTTGCGAAGGATCGCAATGATGCAGTTTTGAAGGCTGCTAAATTGGAAGCAGAAGTCGCTAGCGAAAAAGATCGGGCCAATAAGCTCGAAAAAGAAGTCACCGAACTCCGCGCCATCGTCGATGAATTGAGAGATACTAGAGCAGAGACGCGAATTCTTCTATCAAAAATCCAAACAGCATACAGTCGCTTGCAGACCGAGAATCAAGAATTTCGCCGAAAGCTTGGATTGCCCGATGATTTGGAATGGAAGAATGTTATTCCGAATGTGACGGGGGAATAAAATGGGCGATCTGTTGCACATGAGCACTAACGCATATATTAGTTGGGCTGGATCGTTAATGGCAGTATTCGTTTACGCCTCTGTGTTTTTAGAAGGCGTTTTCGTTCTGCCAGCAATTTGGCATCGCCGACACTTCCGTCGCGAAATCGTTGACACTATTCTCGCCATTATTGCCTGCCTGTTCTACATCGGCCTCAAAATCGACTGGGTTTCCGAAGGATCACTACAATACGCGTCTGTTGGCCACGACGTGCTTTGGAAAACGTTCGAAGTCCTCGTCGGCCTTATCATTTTCCGGAACCTTTCTGTTCGCCGTATGTTCTATTGTGGTGTGAAAGCCCGATGCCTGGCTAAATTAGCGAAGAAGGGCTAAATCTCATGGCTTTGCCGACATCCCGCGCCGAATTCAAAGATTACATTCTTCGCCGCAATGGTTACCCCGTGTTGCAAATCAACGCGACCGATGATCAAATCGACGATTGCATCAATCTGGCCGTGCAGTATTTCTTCGACTGGCACTTCGATGGAACGGAACGCGCCTACTACAAATACCAAGTCCAAGATGCGGACGTGGCAAACCGTTATATCACGCTGCCAGACAACGTTATCGGCGCCATTCATGTGTTCCCGCCCGGCGATGCTCTATCGACGAATAATATGTTCAATATCCGGTACCAAATCGCGTTGAATGACCTCTACGACTTGACATCTGTTTCGATGGTGCCGTATTACCAATCAATGCAGAACATTCAATTCATGGAAGAGATTCTCGTCGGCCAAGTCCCGATTCGATACAATCGTAAAACCAATCAGCTTCATTTAGATTGCAACTGGGATCTGATCGTCACGGGGTCTTACCTCGTAGTCGAGTGCTTCCAAATCGTCGATGTTGATATGTACACCCGCGTCTGGTCCGATCGTTGGTTGCTGCAGTATGCCGAGCAGCTAGTCAAGCAGCAGCAAGGTACAAATCTCAGCAAATTCGTTGGAGTCACGATGCCCGGCGGCGTTCAATTCAGCGGCAAAGAAATGTATAACGATGCTACTGCAGAATTGCGTCGACTGGAAGACCTGATGAAGAACGAATACTCGCTGCCTCCAATCGACTTTATGGGGTAATTGATGGCAACGAATCCGTGGATCAATAATTTTGCGTATACGCCCGAACAGGATCTGATCGCAGCCTTAACCACAGAGCTGATTCAGACGTTTGGCTATGACTTCACCTATTTGCCCCGAACGCATCGTGGTCTAAGTCAGACGTTCACTGAAGATGCCGCATCTGAATTTACTACCACGTTTGTCCTCGAAATGTATATCAAGAAGTTTGATAATTTCGGTGGCGCCGGTGATATTATGACGAAGTTCGGCTTGTCGCAGAATGACCAATTGTCTGTTTGCGTTTCCCGTACTCGGTTTTCGGAAGTAATCGGGAGCGTTATCAACTCGGCCCGGCCTCGGGAAGGGGATTTGATTTGGTTCCCGATGACCCACGAATTGATGGAAATCACGTTCGTAGAACACGAATCGTCTTTCTACCAGCGCGGAGCTTTGCAGTTCTATGAGCTGACGCTAGAGAAATTCGAATATTCAAACGAGCTCTTCGCTACCGGGGTGGCTGAGATCGATGCGGTCCTTATTGAACATAGCACCGACACGTCTCAGTGGTTAATCCTAGCATCCGATGGCTCCACGATTGTGACCACCGAAGGCGATAGGATCGTATTCGCGGAGTTTGACTTGGATGCGATCGAGCCGTTTGAGATCCAGAATAACCTGTTTGATAAGGCTGTGACTCAATACACGGACTTTAAAGAATCTGATCCCTTCAACGAGAACCTGAAGTATTAACGCATGTTTGATCAAATCTTCTATAATCGCTTGATGAAGAAATACGTGTCGCTGTTCGGGAGCATGTTCTCCCGAATCAGCATCCAGCGTTTTGATGAGAACGATCAGCCGCTGCAAACACTCAAAGTCCCTGTTTCTTATGGACCGAAGGAACGGTATCTGGTTCGTATTACTACGGATCCCGACTTCCAGCGCACCATCGATCAGGTTCTTCCGAGAATGTCGTTTGTGATCACATCGTTCACATATGATGCATCTCGTAAGATGAACACAATGAACAAGAGCGTTCAGCCGCTCCCGAATTCTTCCAAATCTCAAAAGTCGCAATACGCCCCAGTCCCGTATAACATTGGCTTCCAGCTTTCGATCCTTGTTCGCAACGCCGAAGATGGCGCTCAAATTATCGAGCAGATTCTGCCGTACTTCACACCAGACTGGACGATCTCGGACGTCACTTTGATTCCTGAAATGTTGGAAAAGAAGGACATTCCAGTGATCCTGAGTTCCGTAAACATCGAAGACAATTACGATGTGGATTTCAACACCAAGCGAGCTATCATCTGGACGCTGAACTTTGAGATGAAGGCATTCTTCTACGGACCGATTCATACTTCTGCGATTATCTTGGATGCCAATACCAATTTCTTTGCGAACGCCACTGTTCCTGGAAACTCGGCAGTTTCCACGACGGAAGTTCTCCCAGGCCTGACGGCAAACGGTCAACCAACAGCGAACGCCTCCCTAAGCATTCCAGCCGCACAAATTAGCGCCAATTCAGACTTCGGCTATATAATCAACACAACGACCCAGTGAAGAAATAAGAGAATCGATTATGGCCAATGAAATCGCGAATAGATTGGGAGTTGACCCAGCTCCAATAGTTGAAGTTCTTTCAGCATCTCCTTTAACGACGGTCGCGGAACGAGCGGACGATACGCGCAATTCCAATGCGACTAATGATTACGAGTACGCCAGAACCAACTTGATGGATCTCGCCGAAAAAGGCGCTCAAGCCCTGGAAGATATGCTGGACTTCGCAAAGCAAAGCCAACACCCGCGAGCGTATGAAGTGGTGGCCACCCTTATTAGCCAGCTCACGGCGACTAACAAGGAGCTGTTGACTCTTAGCAAAACCATCAAAGACATCACTAAAGTGGAAAAAGCTGCACAGGAGTTGAACCCCGAAGGAGGTGGTGCCAATAATCAAGTGTTCTTTGGTAGCACCGCAGATATGCAGAAGATGTTGAGAGATTTGCGAGCCGGAGCCGAAGTGAATGAGTAAAGCAGGCGACGAAAAGACTTCCTACCTCGGCAATCCGCTTCTCAAGCGGTCTGGGGTCAAGCACGGGTTCACCCGTGCTCAAATGCTGGAATGGGACAAATGCGCAAGCGATCCAATCTACTTTATTGAAAAGTATATCAAGATCGTCAATATCGATCACGGATTAGTACCGTTCAAGCTGTATGACTACCAACGGAATATGGTCAACACGTTTGTCAATGAGCGTTTCGTCATTGCGCGCACCCCGCGGCAAGCCGGGAAGGCGTTGGCGCTTGATACCCCCATATTAACACCGCATAAAGGCTTTACTACTGTCGGTGACATTAAGGTGGGCGATCACATCTTTGGCCCTGACGGCAAGCCTACCCGCGTCCAATTCATTACGGAAGTGATGAACGATCGGCCGTGTTATCGTGTAGAGTTTGATAATGGAGACAGCTTGGTAGCAGATGCGGAGCATTTGTGGACTGTTAATAGCACCAATTGGATCGCCGGTCACCGCACTCTGACTACTGAAGAACTAATTCCGTTTCTAACTCACAGCAACAAACCATATATCGATTTCACTCAAGCAGTTGACTTTTCTCATCGTGACGATTTGAAGGTCGATCCGTATCAGTTGGGCGTGTGGTTGGGAGACGGCGCTACCAATGGTGCCGCCATCACGTGTCACCTAGATGATTTACCGACCTACAGCGCCCATATGAAAATCGGGAAAGTATGGACAGACGTCAATAACAGTAATGTCCGTTATTTCACGTTGCCGGCCGGCCAACACAATCTAAAAGCTGTAGGCGTATTTGGCAACAAGCACATCCCTATCGAATATTTGACTTCAAGTTGCAAACAACGACTGGCGTTGCTTCAAGGATTGATGGACACAGACGGATCCGTCAGCCGCTCTAAGGGATGGTGCGAGTTCTACCAAAAAAACGAGGTATTAGTCGATAATTTCCGCACGCTATTGGCGTCCTTGGGAATCAAGAGCAGAAAGCGTTATCGTATGTTAAACGATTGCCGCTATTGGACGGTGAGCTTTACGACTAATCTGCCGGTTTTCCGTTTGGTCCGGAAACTGGAGCGACAACACTGTGCCGGCCACCCGAAGAATTCCCGTCTATACATCAAGAAAATCGTCCCCGTCGATTCGGTACCCGTTCGTTGTTTGCAGGTGGACAACGCTTCTAAATTGTTTCTTGCCGGCACGACCCTAATTCCAACTCACAACACGACAGTTGTTGCGGCGTTGTTGCTGTGGTATGCTGTGTTCAACGAGCAGTTCAATATTGCCATTCTAGCGAACAAAGATCGCCAAGCCCGCGAAATTATGCACCGTATCCAAACGGCGTATCAATATCTACCGAAGTGG